CTATCATGTCCGGCTTTAAGCCTGATCTTACCAGCGTTTACGCCCCGAGCAATTCTGCATGCTTCGAGACGACTCGGTCTGATGGAGGTCAAAATGGCTTTATTCACGGTTTTTTGGGTCATAGTTATCGACCTCGAGATGCTCTCTTGCTTTCTCGGACGATTAACGGTGAGATCTTGCCTGACAACGATGATATAGTTGTCAATCGCGAGATTTTATCGACGGGGCGCTTCCCTGTCGGTTCAATCACCGAGGAACTTGAAATTGGTGATGACGAGCTTGTCATCACTTGTAAAAGTTTCCCTGTGACCCTAACTGTGTCGAAGAGTGTCTGCACGTGTGCTGAACCATTTTCTGGTGATTTAGTTGATTGGCGAGTTTCATACCGCCGATCCTATCACCCTTTAGTGGTTAGTTCACGGGTTTCCGATGGGGCGTTACTTCCATCGATTGCAGGCTCCGACTACGGTGAGCATAAGGAGGATGATCGCAACCGGGATGGTTGCCGACATCTGTATGTCCAAGCGTACTACACGCCGCAGTTTGTCAGCGGTTTGTTGCAGTGCACAAATGACGACCAAGGGTATATGCAGATCCCCCGTGGTAAAAAGGGTTCGGTACCGACCGATCCTTCCTCCTTTTCTTCCAAAGCTCGTGTACCGACCAAGTTCTCTCTGAACCATCTTGGCGGACGACGTCTAATTGTCGACGGATTACCGATCGCCGATGTAGATGCTAGCTGCGACCCATTGACTGGGGACTCGCGGCTGTCAAGTATTTGGAAAATGGCTTATCCTAACCTCTCTCGTACGAGTGAACTCATTGATATGAGTTACCACCCGTTTCGTGGCGTCGTCGAAACTCATGGTTTCGCGATGCCACGCTTCGTAGAGGTTTTCGATAGCTATGTTGATAGTTACGCTTGGAATCCGTTCTCATGGTATGATGAGTTTGGAGACCGTATTTTGAAAGCACGTGTTGCGGGTGTCTGCGAGCCGTTTAAGGTTCGCCCCGTTACTAAGGGCGAGGCAGTACCGTACTGGCTTTCAAAGAGTTATCAGAAGAGTATACATGAGTACCTCACTCAATTCTTCCAATTTGATCTCGCGGGTTCTCCGCTTCAGAAGGGTGATTTCACTCGACTGATGGCGATGACGCCGAGTCTTGACTCTCCAAGCGATGAGGTTTGGGTTAGTGGCGATTACAGTGCAGCGACCGATAATGTCGATATTCGTTTGACGAAAATCTGTCATGAGGTCTGCATGGATCGCCTTCGTGAGCTTCGGGATGACTTCCCTGAGCTTAGCCCACAACGTGATGGTTTTGATCGATTTGAGGAGTATATCTCCATGCTCAACTCAGTCATCAATCCACACGTTATCACGTATCCTCCCGATTCGACGATCGGTAGGTTCGGGGATGATGCATATAAACTCAGTAACGAGACTGGGATGAATTGCACCTCAATTGTTTTTGATTATCCTCCTTCTCCTCAGGATGAGAATGATCAACCGTCACCTGCAGTGGGTTTGTTGCAGAAGAACGGTCAATTGATGGGGTCGCCGCTGAGCTTCCCATATTTATGCATGATCAACTTTGTTGTTAGTTGGGATGCATGTTTCCCC